TGCCTCAGCGTGCGTTTTTGCGCGAATGGGCTCGCGGCGCCGGCGCTACTAATCCGCCGAAGCGGTGTAAGTCATGTTGAGAACCGTCGCGCCGCTTGCGGTCACCGTCCCGGACCCATAGATGCCGGATGAATCAGCGGCGAGCGTGGGCGAGGTCACATTGCTGCTTGAATTGACCAACAGAGTGACCGCCGGCACCCACCGCATCGGCGTCGCATAGGACGATATCGCCAGCACACTGGAAGCGGCGACGCCGTAGCCGCCCCAGTACACCTGCCCCGTCTGGTAATACCGCTGGCACTGGCTCAGTTCGGAGCCGATGTTGCGCGCCTCAAGCGCGGTCGGCGTCGTTCCCACCTCCAACTGAATGCCCCACAGCGTGAACGTCCCCGACTGCACCCCAACACCAAGCGAGGCAGAATCGATGCTGCCCGACGACAGAGTGAACGCCAGTTGCGTCGAAGAATCGCCGTTCGTCCCCAGCGTCTTGCCCGACGTGCTGGCCAGCGTAAACGTTCCGCTGTAGCGCGCCCAGTTCGTGCCGATGGAGAACGTTGTGGGTGAGGTCGCGGTCCCGGCGCTTGGCGAGCCGCCACTGCCGAAAAACTGCGCCAGATAGACCCCCAGGCTCAGCGCGGCGCTGGCCTTGGCATAGAACGATACAGTAACGGTTCTGTTGGCAAGCCGCCGGACGTCCTCCATCCGCTGCAGTATCTCACTGTAGGAGGATGAACCCGAATTGCCAGCCACCACGATTTGCAGTGCGCTCTCTGCATATTCGTCGCCGATGGCAGCGCGGTCGGCATCAGCCAGCGTAACGACACTGATGCTGTCGGTGTCGAGGTAGAAAGTCGTTTGCCACCGGTCGGCGGTAAAGCTCCCGGCCGTTGTCCACGGTCCCTGGCCGCGCTGCTGAACCATGAAGCGGCCGTTGACAATCTGGTTGCGGCCCTGGTTGGCGGCAACACCCAGCGAGACAACGGCGTCCGCCGCGGTCGCGAAAGCGGTGGTCGCCACAGCGGTCGAGTTGGTACCGGGCGTTTGCGTGGTCGCGATGGCCGCGCCAAGCGACGGGGTTCCGGTGAACGCCGGGCTGGCAAGCGGTGCGGCAAGCGACACCTGCGCTTGCAGCTTGCCCAGCGCGCTCAGCACCGTGTCGGCCGCGGTGACCACCGCGCTCGATGCCGTGCTGAATCCGGCCAGCACAACACTGCGAACGTCCGACGGAAATGTGGAAAGCCGCAGCATCGGGCGTCAGCCGATGATCGTCACGGTGTACTGACCCGTAGTGGGTGCCGTCGCGAACGTAATGGTCGAGGTGGTCGCCGACGTCGCTGCCACGTCGCACTCGACCCCGGAATAGGGTGTGGCCGACTGGCGCACCTGCATGATCACGTTCTGTGTGCCGAGGTTGTGCGTCACGACATAGGACGTGGTGCTGCCGTCGCCGAGCGTGGTGGAATACTTGCGCGCAACGACCGTGGTATCGACCGACACGCCGCCGGCCGCGACGACGATGCCGCCACCACTGACCGGGTTGACCGCGAACGCCGAACCCGCGAGCGAAATGCCGTTGCCGGCGCTGTACGGCGATGCGGCGCCGAACTGCACGATGGTGATGTTCGTCGTGCCGATGGTGATGGTCGCGGTGTTCGAGCAGCGCCACTGTGTAGCGCCATTGACGGTGCCGTTGACCGCCAGCCACATCGCCCCGGGTTCCATCTCGCCGGGTGCGGTGCCGTCATCGGTGACGCGCGACCAGGCGCCCGAGGCGGCATTATAGACGCCGTTGGCCGTCGCCGCGGTCTGGCCGACGCACAGCACGCGATCGCCCGAGAGCGTGGTGTAGCCGTCGAGCGTTTGCAGGCCCGACAGGGTAATGTTCGAAGTGGCGATCACCTGCACCGGCGGCTTGCTCGCGATCCCCGCCGCGGCACTCTGAATCTGCGCGATGACCCAGGAATACTCCGCGCTGTCGCCGGCCGTTGTCGGCGTTGGCAGCCCGGTCAGCTTGTAGCCTCCCATCGCGATATTGGCGATTGGCGTGGTGAACGTGCTGAGCGGGCGGCCGTTGACCCAGGCGTATTCCGCGCTGTCGCCCGGCGCCGACGGCGTGGCGAGGCCGGTCAGCTTGAACCCGGCCATCGCGATGTTCGCGCTCGGCGCCGCGAACACCGACAGCGGTCGCGACAGCACCCAACTGTATTCGGCGCTGTCGCCTGCGATGGTCGGCGAGGTTGACAGCCCGGTCAGCTTGAACCCGCCCATCGGCACGTTGGCGGTGTTCGCCGTTGCGGCGGCGATGGTGTTCAGGTTGCGCCCGACCACCCAGGAATATTCCGCCGCCTGACCAGGCGCGCTCGGTGCCGTGTTCAGCCCGGTCAGGGTGAACCCCGCCATCGCGATGTTCGCGGTCGGCGCGGCGAACGACGACAGGCTGTACGCCTGGATCGTGCTTTGGAAACCGGCGATAGCCGAGGTCGGGATGCCCGATGTTTTGGTGGCATCCGTCGTCACCCAGGAAGTACCGTTGTAGATGAAGGCACAACCGATCGACGTATTGAAATAGCCCTGCCCGGCGACAGGTGATGACGGCGCAGCGCTCGCGTTCTGGAGGACCGCGCTCAGCAATTGGTTCTGATTGAGATTGATCGAAGTGAGAAAGCTGCGCGCCACGGATGTTATCCTCTAATTCAAATAGGCGGTGCCGGTGAGTGCGGCGGAAAAGGTCAGCGTGATCTGATTGGCCGAGTCATAGGAAATGTCGCCCTCGGTGACTGTGCCGCTGTTGCCGACAACCACGACGATCGGGAAACAGTTCATGTTGTGAACAACAACCCACGTCTCCGATGGCGTTTCCTGGGTAAAGACGCTGGTCGCGATCCCCTTCGCGCCAGCCATCGCCTCATTGGCGAGCAACTGCGCCGCGACTGAATTGGACAGCGCCGTCGCCGCGTTCGCCGCCGCCGCCGAGGCGCCGGCCTGCGCAGAGCTCGCCAGCGTGCGGATCGCGGCCACGTCGGCCGCCAGGGCCTTCAGGCCGGTGGCGATCGTCATTGCCAGAGGCTCCCGTCATCCCAGTCGAATTCGTCCCAGACCGCGGCCGGCTCCAGGGCGACGGCTTCCGCAACGATCGGCGCGGCCAGATTGGCCGGGTCGTCCGGCTGTATCGTTTCGGTAACGTTGGTCAGCGGATCGCCGCGCGGGATGAACCCGTCGGCGTCGGTGATCGTCGCGTCGAAGCTCATGCGGTACATCCAGAACAGCCGGGCGCGGTCGAACGACAGCAGTTCACCGCCGGCGTAATACAGTCCGCGTGCGCCGCGGTTCGGATCGATCAGCCAGTTCAGCAGCGCACCGAACAGCGCGTATTTCATCGCCTCGGCCTGGCTCACGCCGCCCTGGCCGCGCCGGTCGGCCGTCGCATCGAACTCGACGATGATGCCGACGGTTTCGGTGACCGTCTGTGTGTTGCCGTCCAGCAGGTCGTTGTCCGCGGCATCATCCTCCAGCGGAATGACCACTGCCGCCGGATAGGCAAACTTGCCGGTCTTCGGGTAGGTGATGGCGATCACCGACTCGACGCCGGTGTCGAAATCAGCGGCGCCCCCAACGCGGCCGCCCAGCGCCGGGCAATACTGCCGGAGCTGCTGGATCACGAGCGAAATGTCCATTCGAGGCCCGGCTTCAGGATGGCCGTGAAATATCGTTAAATTGCGTTAGCCGCATCGGCGCCAGCGGCACGGTGCGCGACACCCTGCCCGCCAGATGGCCGGTCTCGATCAGGCGCTGCACGATGAGCATGGCGCGATCTTGCGCGATACGCTTGTCGTCCTGCCACAGGCCTTCGGTGCGCGCGACTATATCGACGGCGGGGTGAACCAGATCCATTGGTCAGTCCAGGCTCACCGAAACGTCCCTGCGGGGACTCGGCAGACAAAACGGCTGCCACCGGCTGACCTATCCCGAAAACTGTCCATTACGCCTTGCCTCGTTGAAACTTCAAACCGCTCATCACCGCATCGCGCACCCGCTCAGCAAGCCCGTTCGCCACCACCTGATCCAGCGCCGGCTCCATGAACGGATGCGGCGCCAGGATGCGCGTCTGCGAAACCGCACTCCGCTTCATCCGGTTCACCCCGCGCAATATCTTGCCGTTCCGACCGATCGCGCCGGCCAGCAGGATGTTCGCCTTGTTGTGCGTGTCGCCGCCGCCGCCCTTGGCGCCCTTTTCCAGGAACAGCGCATAGAACGCCCCGTCCTTCGCGGCGGCGATATCGCGGATCACGACGCCCTCGCCGTCCCGGCGCAGCTTGACCTTGATCCCGCGCGCCAGGTTCCCCGAACGGCTGACCGGCGGTGCTCCGGCGGCCGACTGCCGCTTGGCCTTCCGCTTCGCCGTCGCCCCGCCCGCCCGGATCATCGCCCGCGCCCTGGCCGCCACCTCGTTGCCGGCACCGCGCATCACCGCGCGCACCTGGTCCTTCCCGGCAACGATCGTGTAGCCGGGCGGCACGCTGATTTTGAGGCGCACGCCCATCAGACGTCATCCGCCTCCATGGCGCGCCGATAACCCTCGAAGTCAGGCCA